AGACGGAAGTCTGTACCTGCATCATAGTCAGTTGGAAGATTTTCCATATCTGGATCCATTAGAGCCGCCTTCAATAGTTTGAAGATTTGTGGCCCAATTACGAATCTACGAATTGGATTTTCTGGAGTTGCTTCGTTCATTGGATCTTGAACAACAAATCCTTGGAAGATGTAAGAACGTTTCTTCCAATACTTACGTCCAATATCTTCCATAGAAGGGTCTTTGAACCAAGGACGAATTTCTGCATGTACGGGACATGTATCACCCCACATTTCAATACAAGGAACTTGTACTGTTACTGGTTTCGATTCGTCACCCCCTTTGACACCTGGAAAAGGCATCTTGATGATTTGTCTCTCACGCCAGAAAAAAGTATTTGAATTGTCTGAATCCGGAAGAAAACGAATAACTGATGTAGAATCAGTGTCCATATTCCAGAAAGGATAGATGGCATCTGTGCCTCTATTTGCGTTGGCATTATCTGCCGATTTGTTATCTTGTGCAAGAAGTTTTGCACGGATTTCTGCTAAAGTAGCCATATTTTATTCTCCTATATTAGCCTGTATTAGTTTGTTTTGTTTTATTAGCCTAAGTGTAAACAGTTTACTCTCAAACATGTTTACTATTATACTTATCTTCGGGAGCAAAGTCAAGCGTTAAATACGTGTTTTTTGTATTTTTTTCCACAAAAAAAAGGGACCCTAATAGGATCCCTGATTTTATTGGTTTTTTTGGTATGTTATGCTGGAATTTCGAACTTAGAAAATGCTTCTGAAAGCATTCTATCAAACTGTTCATTCACAGGAGTACCTGCAGTTTCTACTGCTTCGTTCTGTGTTGCTAGTTTTCTCAAGTATCCAGTAATTTGAATCTTTTCTTTTGTAAGACCTTTGCCTGAACGAATCGAGTTACCCATATCCATTAAGAACATTGACAATTCAGCCGCTCTGTCGTGGCCTTTATTTTTACGCTTATTGTCATCAGTAGTGTCAACGTCTACTCTGTCTGCTAAATCATCGATTGATAATGCTAACTTAAGTTTCTTTTGTTCTTCTGCTTCTTGTGGAGTACGAGGTTCTGCATATTGTTTCTTAATTGCATCGTAATCGTATTCTGCGCCTGGCTTTCTAGGAAAAGTAATTTTGTTTTTCTTTTCACCAGTTTTCTTATCTTTTGCTAGAATAATTTCTTTAACACGTGCAATTTGGTCAGCACGGTTATCTTCCATTTCTTCTTCATTTACACGATGAATTAACGGCAAAACATCCCTTAAAGATTCTTCAAATGTTGATTTTGTAAATTTAGAAACATAGCTGTTTACGGTATCTTCTGTAATTTCAGCATTTTGTTTTGCTTCTGTTGTTGCCATTTTTTCAACAAAACTTGCGTATCCTTTTGCACCTTGTACACGCTTAATAGATTCTTTAATTGATTCCATTCTACGCTTAACATTAAGTACAACTGAACGATTGCTTTCATTGATTAGTGATTGCTTATTAACAACATTCATAAACTCTTTTAATTTTGCTAGGTTTGATGAAAGTTCTACAATAGCCTCACCCACCATGTCGCTAGGTACACCACCATGTGAAACGTGTCTCGCCATTGCTCTTGCGCCGTTCAAGTGTTTGAATGGATACTTGAAACGTTCACCTTCAGCATTTTCAACAAATATTGCTGAAATATTACGAGAACGTGCACCACGTGATTCTTCGTTTACTGCGTTGCGGTGTTTGACGATTAGTCTTACATTTTCTAGTGTTTGGCGACTGGTACGTTATGATCCTTCTAAAGGCGATAAGCCCTCTTTCATTACGTCACTCATAGTCTGCTCCTTGTCTTTGTCTAATTTATATGTATAATTCTTAGGTTCAATATGTTTACCAAATGAACGCATATCAAAATCTAACATGTATTCACGTGATAACTGTCTCAAGCTATCCATTAATATTTTGGCTAGAGGTTTATCTATATCAACTCCTTCACCAAAATGAAGTTTGACTTCATTAGTACTTTCATCAATAGACACCATCATATTTGGTTCGTCTATATAGAAAAATCTAGCTTCCTCTGGATTAGATACACTTTTTCCATTCTCAGCATTGAACATCTTCAAAGAAATACCATTTCCTTGAATAATTCTCATCACTTTTTCTGCGATTGTTGATATATTTACAGCCATATTGTTTTTTCCTTATAGATGTATTTATCAAAATAGTACAGGAAGAGGGTCGTTAAAATCGTCTCCGGCTTCTAAAGATTCTCCTAACGTTTCCATAAATTCTTCATCAAATCTTGATATTACTTGTATCTGCCTAATACAAAGTAAAGTAGCTGAAACTAAATCATCTGTTTCACCAGATTTTGCTTCGTAACTTTTACCTTTTGCAATAAATGTTTTAAATTCTCTAATTAAGTTTCTACTCAGCGGTACCATTTTATCGCTCTCAATCCAAGATTTCAGCTTCATACATGCTGTTATTTTAGTTTTGTAAGATGTAGTGAAACCTTTTCTAATTGCTTTTTGTATTCCTTTTTTCTTAGGCTCATGTAAGAATTCTCCTGGGAATTTGTCTTCATCCATTTCTTCTATAACTATAAGAGCCGCTTCTCCCAGTGAATTGTTTTCAACAGACCAATAAATTTCCGGTCGTTGATTTCCCATTTCTTTCATTTCGTCATTTAGTATTGTAAGAATATCGTGCATAGTTTTTACTTGGCCTCTGATATCAGTACGATTGCTTTGCCATTCTGCTACTTGTACTAGTTCAGGCAAAGACCATACTTCAATAGCAGAATTATCCCCACCAGTACCCATAGCAGGATCAAGACCAATAACGTAAGTAGAATTTTTGTTAATTTTTTCATACCATCTTATTTGTCCAGTTTTCATAAGTGGCTCTTTGCCTTCTAAATGTGACAACTTAATACTATCTACAAGTGTTTCATCAAATGCAATAAATTCGCATTCATGTTCACGTAAAAAACGTTCTTCACCTACACGTGTTCTTTCTTCTTTTGACCACTGTTCATCTCTATCTGGATGCTCATACCAGACAGCCTTGAATGGTTTAAATCCGTTGATGCCTGTTTCTTTTTCATTGCCATGGTCATCGATATTTTTATTTGCGCCGCTCCATATCAATGCAAATTGGTCATCGTCTAAGTTTGGTGTTGAGGTAATAATAGCTTTACCACCTGTTGCTAGAGTAGGAGATATTGAAGTCCAAAACTCTTTTGCAATATTAGGTCTAACGAATGCAAACTCATCACAGTATAGTAAAGAGATTGAAAGACCACGACCTGTATTTTCTGTAGTTGCTTGTGCTATGATACGTGAACCATTATCAAACTCCATACTGCCTTTGTTATAACTCGTAACACCTGCTCTAATATGGTCGGGACATAATTCATAGGCATGTCTAATTCTATGCATAATTTCTTGGGCACCTGAATATTTGTGTGCCGCAATTAGAATAGTTTGGTCTGGCATAAACATAGCATACCATAATAGATATCCTGCCGCAGTAGTAGATTTTCCCATCTGTCTACCTAACATAGAAATAGAAAATCTATAATCATGATAAGAATGAAGTAATCCCCTTTGGTATCCATATGCATCATATATCATACTACCCTTAGTTGGGTGTTGTATTTTGAAATAATTATTCAAAAAGTAAAAAGGATCACTAGCACATCTACTAAATTCTAATAGTTGTGAATTACTAAACTTCGTTTTTTGATATGCTTTTTTAGTTAAATCTGCCATATGCTATTCTATTTTTCCTACTTTACCGTCTGCTTTAATTTCTGTATCAGCAAGTCTCTTAACTCTGTCTCTCCAACCCACTTCACCTATTGCTCCGGTGAGTGTTACTCTTATGTTATCACCTGCATCCGGGTCAACACGTGTTATACCATGTATTGAATTTTTCTGTATTAATATTAATCTATTTGGTTTAGGACTTACAAATGTACCTAAGCCAACATCCATAATAGGTTTAAATTGTCTTTGTTGTTCAAACATTTCTAGTGGACTATTTAATTCTTTATAA